AATATGATGAAAGATCCTCGATACTGGAAGCCTGGGGAAAGAGATCAGAACTTTATTGATAAGGTTACTCAAGGATTTAACAAACTTTATGGCTCGTAAGTTTGTTGCATCAATCGGTAAGATTGATATTGTTTACTCTAATTCTGACGATGCTGGTTTTCTTCATAATAACCTAAGACCCCAAGATGTTCGTGAATGCCTGATACATGGAGTTACTCCTTATCGGGCATTGCACATGCCACTCTATGACAAGAAATGCAAAACCTTTACTGCCCTTGTCGACGACAAAGCGATCTGTATGTTTGGAACAATGGGTCACGATCATAGTAGAATGGGGTCGGTATGGTTGCTGGGTAGTTCCCTGATAGAAAAAAACTACTTCAGCTTTTTAAAAGCATCTCATGAGATGGTAGAATTAATGCAGAATGACTATGAAATTCTGGAGAATGTAGTTCCAGCCGATCATCAAAAAACAATTTCATGGCTGGGTTGGCTGGGGTTTATCTTTCATAAAGAGCCTGTCATTGTAAATAGTTATGCCTGTTTACGTTTTGTGCGTTGTCAAGACCATTTAGAAGTGCAAATGGTTATTACATAATGACCCAAAAATCGGTTGATCGACCTCTTTGTAGACAATCGAATAGATACTGAACTTTGGATAATCATCTGAAAACTGAAACTTAACTTTTATAAGGAGAATATTAATGGCGAATTCCATTGATACAGCTTTTATAAGACAGTTTGAATCTGAAGTTCACCTTGCATATCAACGTATGGGTTCTAAAATCAGGAATACTGTACGAACAGTTGCCAATGTAAGAGGAAGCACTTGTCGTTTCCAGAAGATTGCTAAAGGTTCTGCGTCTACTAAAAGCAGAAATGGTTCTGTCACACCGATGGAACTTGTTCATACAACCGTTGATGTTACGATGGCTGACTATTACTCAGCAGAGTACATCGATAAGTTGGATGAAATTAAAACTAACATAGATGAACGTCAGGCTATCGCAAAATCTGAAGCTGGTGCTTTAGGTAGAAAGACTGATGAAATCTTAGTAACAGCTATGGATAGTGGTGCTAATTCAACTCAAATCCATGATACTTCTTCTGCTCTTGAAAAAGCAGATGTTCTATCATTGTTTGAAACATTTGGCGTCGCTGATATTCCAGAAGATGGTGGTCGTTTTGTTGCCATGAATCCAAAAGGATTTGCTGATCTGTTTGCTATCACTGAGTTTGCAAGTGCCGATTATGTTGGCGAAGCAAACTTGCCTTATGCTGGTGGCATGACTGCAAAGAATTTCTTGGGATTTATGTTCTACTCTACTTCAGCCGTTACTGCTGGGAAGAATCTATCCTACCATAGTTCTGCTGTAGGTCTTGGCATTGGTGCTGATGTCTCAACAGAATTAAATTATGTACCTGAAAAGGTCGCCCACCTTGCAACATCTATGATGTCCATGGGTGCCAGTGTCATTGATGACAATGGTGTCTATGAAGTCTTAGATAACAACTCATAGGAGAGTAGATATGGCTTACGATAAAGCAAATTTAACTCGATTGTCTGGTGGTTCTGGTGTTAATTTATGGCACTACACGACAACCGATACGATTGCAACTGTCAACACTGCTGCTTATTTTACTGGTGAATCACTCAATATGATTGGTCTTAATGACGTAATCATTGCTGTGACTTCTACTGGTGGTACTCCAGTGGTTACTCTGACTTATGCTAACGCATCAACTGGTTCAGCTATCGACGTTGTAGATGGCTTAACTGTAACTGCAACTGACTCAGACTAAGAGTTAATATGGCTACATCAACATCAGCAACCTCTCCCATTGACGTATGCACAAGGTCGCTGGTGTTGATTGGCGCACAGCCAATGACATCTTTTGATGATGGATCAAATGAAGCATTGGTAGCAGTTAATCTTTATGAAGATACGGCTCAGGCATCTTTAGTAAATACTCGGTGGAGATTTGCTATTAATCAGGTAGTCGGTAATCGATTATCCGATGCACCCACTGGTCGTTGGGATGCTGGTTATCAGATACCTTCCGATTCATTGATGGTTAATACTGTCACCATTAATGACCGATCAATCGAGTATCAGATCTATGGAAATTATATTTTTAATAATGCCACTGTAAATGATGAAGTTATTATTGATTATAGTTTCAGACAAGACGAAAGCAAATGGCCTTCGTACTTTACTCAGGCAGTTGTCTATGAACTTGCTGGACATTTTGCTTTGGCTCTTGCTCGAAATGATGCGATGTCCAATAACATGTTTGACAAGGCAAGGTTCTTTATGCAGAAAGCAAGAACATTAGATAGCCAGCAACAGACAACTCTCAGGCTGGAAACTAATCGTTTCATTACTTCTCGTCGAACAACAGGCTCATTATCGAGTAATGTATAATGGCTCGTATCCGTGTTCCATTAAACAACTTTGAAAGAGGTGAAGTATCACCTTCAATGACATCAAGGACTGACTTGAATGTTTATGTTCAGTCAGCAGAGAAAGTCAGGAACTTTTTCCTAATGGCTGAGGGTGGGGTTCGTCGTCGACCAGGAACAGAGTTTATTTATAAATGGAGTTCGATAACAGCGACACTGGAAACTTTCACCGTCACAGTTACCGATTACGCAAACATTGCTACTGGTTCAACGATTAAATTCTACAAGCAAGATGGCACTCTAATGACATTGGAGTTTGAAGCATCGAGTGGCAGTTCCCCAAGTTCGGCATCAGGTAATACGCATTATGTCAGAGCCAATGAATCAAACGATACAACAGCCGATAATATTTATACTGCAATAAATGCCATCAGTGGTTTTACTGTACCCAATCCTTCTGCCAATGTCGTTACAGTTACAAGGGATGCTTATGGAAATGGTTATCAAACTGTCACTTCTTCGGACACTACCAGATTAGCTTGTATTGATTTCAGTGGCACTCCCAGATTACAGATACGCATTGAACCTTTTTCCTTTTCCGATGATGAAAGATATATTGTTGCCTTCAGTGCTGGGCAATTAGATTTCTTTCGGATTGTTGCATCAACTGGTGTGATTTCCCATATACAGACTTTAACGCAAGATACTGACAGTGCAACATTGCCGTGGACAGTTGATACGATTGAAGCGACTACCTTTGCACAATCGGCTGACAATATGTTTGTCTGTCATTCTTCGCATAAACCCATGCGAATTGTGAGAACTGCCCTTACAACATTTGAGGTTCGTAAATTTGTTTTTGATACAACCACTGCCGATGATGAAACTTACCAGCCTTACTTTTCCTTTCAGGCAAGTGGTGTTACCTTAACACCCCAAGCGACTTCTGGTACTGGCAAGACTATGACGACGTCATCAGCTTACTGGACCTCTGATCATGTTGGTGAGATTATTCGCTATGCTGGAAATGAAGTGCTGATTACTGGTTATACCAGTGCAACTGTTGTTACTGGTACTATTCGCAAAACATTATCAGCCACCACAGCATCGGCAAATTGGGATGAACAATGTTTTTCAGATGTCAGGGGATTTCCTTCTGCCGTTACATTTCATGAAGATCGCTTATGGTTTGCTGGTACTACTGACCAGCCTGATGGAATATGGGCATCTACAACTTCCCAGTATTTTAACTTTGATGTTGATGATGCATCAGCCAATGACAGTATCCAGTTTTCTTTAAGTGCTGGTGAATTTAATTCCATTAAGCATTTAACTTCTTCCAGAGATCTGCAAGTTTTTACCAGTACATCGGAATTTTATATCCCCTCGTTTGCAGATAGTGCTTTAACCCCGACTAATGCTCAGATCAGAAGGCAGACACCTTTTGGTAGTTCATCAGTCAAACCCACTCCTTTTGACGGTGCAACAGTTTATGTCCAAAGGGGTGGGAAAACCATTCGTGAATTTGTCTATAGTGATGATGAAGCATCATATGTTTCAACTCCCATTTCATTGTTGAGTTCACATCTTGTGAGCAAACCAACGCAGATGTCAGCGATGCGTGGTGCGTTATCAAGACCTGAAAGTTATTCATTCTTTGTTAATGATGATGGAACGATTGCTGTGTTCCATTCAATTCGTAATGAAGAAAAAGCTGGTTGGACTTTATGGTCGACGTCAGATACTTCAACAACTGGCAGATTCCACTCGATCTGTACTGTTGATGAGAGATTGTTCTGTGTAACGGCAAGAGATCTTGGTGGTGGTACTGTCAGGTTTATGCTTGAGGAATTTCTTGATACGGCAACTCTTGATTGCAGTGATGACTTTAGTGGTGCAAGTGGAGTGTTCACAACTAATACTATTTTTGAGAACAACTGTGTACTCGATGTTGTATCAGGTAATGACTACTTGGGAAGTTTTACGCAAGGCTCTAATCAGATTGATGTATCGGCTGTTAACACAACCAGCACATCCGAAATCGGATTTGGTTTTACTGGCATCCTTACCACCTTGCCAATCGATGCCCAGGTTGAAGGAGGTCCTTTATCAGCAGAGCCAAGGCAGATTACAAGAGTTAACCTTGATCTTATAGATACCCTTTCTGTATCTGTAGGCAGTGGAGGTACGGCTGTTCCTTTGATATTGCAAAGTGTCACCGATGATTTTTCAGATGGGTTATCTAAATTCTCTGGCAAGAAAGAGTTTCGTATGCTGGGTTATGGTACTGATCCAAGAGTTTATATAACGCAGACTGCACCAGTTTCCTTACAACTAAACGGCATGATCGTGGAGGTCGCTTTCTAATGTGTGTTCCAGCACCCCAACTATTATTATTTACAACAATGGCATCAGGTATCGCGAGTTATCAGGCTCAAAATGCTAGTGCTAGGGCTACATTAAGGGCTGGCGCACAGACAGCAGAACGCATTGAACAGGAAAAACAAGTTGCCAAACTGAATGCCGAACAGGAAACTACCGAATTAATGAAAGGCTTTTCTGAATCCATGGCATCGAATATTGCTTTCAGAGCCATGCTTGGCAGAGATGTCAGTGATCCTTCCTTTAAAGCCTTTGAAGCAAATAACTTTGATACTTACGAAACCGATATTAAACGTATTGGTATCCAAGCTAATCAGGTTGAGAAGAATTACAATCTACAAAAGAATGAAGCATGGTCAGGTGCAGTTGATTATGCCAAAGCATCAAGAAGAAAAGGAAGAACTAGTTTGTTATTAGGTACGGCACAAGGAATACATGATTATAAAACAGTTAAACTTGGAGATAATTATGGTAACAAAAAAGTTAAACTTGGAGATAATTAATGGCAGTCGTTAGACAAAAACAGCAAGTATTTAACAGACCAGTTGGCGTTGTAAGAGCAGAACCTAAAACAGCGACAGCCGAAACATGGCAGTCTATTTCAGAAGCATCTCAAGCATTATCAGCAATGGTTTACAAACATGCCAGTGTTGAAGCAGAAACGGCTGGTATTAAAAAATCGATGGAAGTCGACGTCTTAGACGAAACTGGAAACATTACCAAAGCACCAGTAAACATGGGAAGTATTGGTACTCGTGCATTTGAAAAGAATATGATGCAGAGATACGAAAACAAAATGCGTATCTCGATTGATAGTAAAGTTATGGAAGCCTTAGCCAACAGTCCGAATGACAGTGAAGAGTTTAATACGTCAGCATCGATTGCTGTCGGTGCATTAATCGATAATGCTGATCCTACATTTCAAGGGGTATTAAAAGATTATGCATCAGCCAAGATATCGGCTGGTAACAATACAGTTCTAAGAAACCGAAACCAGATTGATGCACAAGAACAAATAGCAGAAACAATTACCATGACAAATCAAATGTCAAACCAAGCTGTTAATGCCTACCTTGCTGGTAATAATAGATTAGCAGAAGATCTGGAAGCAAGAATAGAAAGAGCCTGGACAGGTTTAAGAACTGATGGATATGTCAATGCGATATCTTCACAAGAAAAAATTGACGCATATAGAAGAAGTGTATTTACATCACGCATTGGTATTGAACTCAGAGGTATGGGCAGTACTGAGATACAAGCTGTGATTGATTCTTTTAATAAAGGAACATTAGCTGATCTTCCTGATTCATTAAGGATGATAGAGTTACAAAACAATGAATTACCTGATGATGATATTTCCTATGATGGAATTAAAAACCTGATTACCAGCCACCCTCATGTTTCTGACAATCTTCATATCAGCAGAACATTATCAAATGTTGAACAAGACCAGAAAAAAATAGAAGTCGATCAAGAAGTATTTAACAACCAAGTTAATTTTATAAAAGCATTAGATGCTGGATATAAAATTGATATTACTAAAAAAGAAATGGGTGCATATACCGAGTATGTTTTAAATCAGTCTGGTGTTGAAATGACAAACAATCTAACAGCCGAAGATATACTCAAGCTGACTAATTCACCTAACTTTTACAAGATCATCGAACAGCAAATGAAACTGCCTGATATGATTAAATTTAAATTTCAGCAGTTAGCCAACGGAAATGTTGAAAGTCCTGAGTCTGCTTTTGCCATGATAGAAATGTATCAGCAAATGCGAAATAACATATCTCCCAGAGGAATTAATAGAAACCTCACTAGTGCATTTGGTTTAGACAGTAGTCTTGTTACAAAAATTGAAGGGGT